TCCAACTGATTGTGCGATGTTAGATTATGCATTTTCCTCCATTAAATTACCTCATAATAAGAGGAGGTTTAATTCATCTCTGTTACCTCTGAATTCTACCATTATTTATTTTTACCCTAACATAATAAAGAAAATTTGAAATAAAAATAAATGCCTACGAGTTTATACTCATAGGCATTGTTTGTTTTAAGATGTGATCTTCCAGTCTTTGACTGCGTTAAAGTGGACTTTTAAATAAACCCATTTAGCGTAGTTAACACCACGATAGGTCAAGAATGCAAATATTCTTTCTGGATCGTGCTTAACAGGATCAAACTCTGGAAGAGAGGGCGAACCCCAATCTACGTTGATCCTTAGCATTTTACTACCTCTGTAATTGTAACAGTTGTACCTCACCGTAAATCATAGCAATAAAGGCGATACAACCGAGAGATATGATGCCGACAACCTGCAGTGTTTCTACCATAGATCTAAGCTCCTACCATCTTACGCTGTACTTTAACGCCTCTATACATTAATTCATGTCTTTGACGTTTTACTGCCTCTGCGAGTACCTTATTGTTGTACTCTTCGGTGTCATATGAAACACCTCTGTATGTGACCTGTGCCATTTGGTTTCTCCTAAAGTAGTTGGATATAAAATCCGTTCCTTCAGTCAGCTTTTGCGTCCTCTTGCGAGGATGAACGAAATCCGTTCCGAGTTGGCTTACTTGCGTCCAATTGACCATGGTTCGCAGTTTTCTTCTGGTACTTTGGTATAGAAGTAATCAATAAGATACTCCTTAGCATCTTGGATGTGATTCTCATCGCTGAGTATCTCAATCCTTGCTTGGTTCCATTCATCACATGACATTTCCCAATGGGTAGCGTCATGTTCAGCGAATAGAAGTACTAGTAGTGCTAGACTATGCATTTGGATGAACGTGTTAGAATACTAACATAACTATTTAGAAATGTCAAATAGTATTAACTACTACATAATGGCATCTTAATTATATTTTAATTTCCTGACAAATAAAAATCTGTTCCTTTTGCTTTGCAGATTCTCTTCACTGTAGCGTCATAAATTGGTGGATCTGTAAATATTATTTCTCTTGTAAAAGCAAATGCGTCTCTATATCTACGAAACTTAAATACATCATCATAAACTCTTGTAGATACAAGAACTCCGTCTTCCCTCTGATATCTCATAGTCTTCCATACAGTAGGTTCATCTAATCTTCTATAGAAAATAACCCACATACCTGTTGGATATGACTTTTCTGATTCAATCATTTTTTCTTTTTACCTTTTGGTGGTTCTTTTTGACTTGGATCTCTCCATAATTTAGGAGGAACTTTACCATCAGATTGAACTATTGCTAGAACATTTTTATATTTGTCATAGTAATGATCAAATATTTCAGACATTTTATATGCCATAGTAAGATCCCATCTCAATTCTTCCTTGTCACCTATCTTGTACTGAACAAGGTATGCATTGTATGGTAGTGTAGAATTGTTATCCTTTTTAGGATCACAATTTTCTTTTAGAATATTCAATGTCGTCATTAGCTACGGTTTCCCCACTCGATTGAAGGAAATGCTTCCTCCACACATGCTCTAGTAATCTTCCAACGCTTACCTATTTGTTTGTCTTTCATAAGAGTCAACACTTCTGCTTCTCCTTTATGAAGACCTTCTAGTAATTGTATGAATAGAGTTTCTCTTCTGGTCTGTGAGACACTTGCACCACCCTTGAAGAAAAGATATAGTTTACGATACTCTTGTACAAGTCTCGTGTGTTCAGTTTCTTCTGGTGCATCATTTTCTTTGTAAGGAACGGTTCCATCAGGGAGCATAGAGATTACACTCTCATCAAAGTTAGCGATCAAGACAGACCTCAACGCAGGAGTATTATATTCCTGTAGTAATTTTATTTTCTGTGCTTTAGTTTTTGCGTTGCTTACTTTTTGTAGCACTTCATTTAGTAACAATTGCATAATTATTATTGTTCCGTATTAATATTTATTAGTCTTCCAAATCCTCAGGATCAGTAAACCTTACAGATAAAAGTTCTTCGTTTAGAACGTATCCATTATGATCATACATCTCTGGATGCATAGCATTTTCTTCAACCTCCTTTGCATAAAGTTGATCATGTTTAACCTCGTTTGCTGTCCATCCTGCTAATACTCCTATTGCTAGGAAGATAAAGGATGTGGTTACTGACATAAAAATCATCATTGTTTCAGTCATTGTTCAACTCCGAACTAATTTTTTTCTGTTCCCACCTAAGTTCAAAGTTGAAGTAGACTTTTCTTTTTAGGAGGGTAAACACTTTGTTTATAAGTATCCCTTTACGGGTAGGTTCAATGAACTTCGGTTTCGCCCTCCTTAACATGAGTTCTATACCTTTATTTATTTTAATTTCTTTCATTAACTACTGGGTGCTGTCACTAATCCTTTCTTAAGAAATATTTTAGCGGTCTCAACGAGTCCACCAACAAACTCATCATCTATTAGTACAACAGGAAATGCTCTTATTTGACTAGGATATTTCTGTTTAAGTTCTACTTGTTCTTTGACACTCAACTTACTCCAGTTAACCTCGGTATATTCAACGCTTGCTCTCGCCATTAATTCCTTAGTTCTAGTGCACCAAATGCAACCTTCATTGGTATAGATCGTTATCTGCATGGTTTTTATTTTTATGTATAAAAAAAGAGGGTCTCTTTTTAAGACCCTCAGTATAGCATGATGTAGTTTTATTGTCAACCGATAGATGGTGCAGTTAAAGCAACCTCTGTAGACTCAGCACATGCTAGGTCTAGTGGGAAGTTGTGTGCATTTCTCTCATGCATTACTTCCATTCCTAAGTTTGCTCTGTTTAGAACATCGCCCCATGTTGGAACGATCTTTCCGTTAGCATCAACAACTGATTGGTTAAAGTTGAAACCGTTCAAGTTGAATGCCATTGTACAGATACCCATAGAGGTTAACCATACACAGACTACTGGGAATACTGCTAGGAAGAAGTGAAGACTTCTTGAGTTGTTGAATGAAGCATACTGGAAGATAAGACGACCAAAGTAACCGTGTGCTGCTACTATGTTGTATGTTTCTTCTTCTTGTCCGAACTTATAACCATAGTTCTGTGACTCTTGCTCTGTTGTTTCTCTGATTAGAGAAGATGTAACAAGAGAACCATGCATTGCTGAGAATAAAGATCCTCCGAACATTCCTGCTACTCCTGCCATGTGGAAAGGATGCATTAGAATGTTATGCTCTGCTTGGAACACGAACATGAAGTTAAAAGTACCTGAGATACCAAGTGGCATTCCGTCTGAGAAAGATCCCTGACCGAAAGGATACACAAGGAACACAGCAAATGCTGCTGATACAGGTGCTGAATATGCTACACATATCCATGGTCTCATACCTAGTCTGTATGATAATTCCCATTGTCTTCCCATGTATGCTGAGATACCGATTAGGAAGTGGAAGATTACCAACTGGTAAGGACCACCATTGTATAACCATTCGTCTACTGTTGCTGCTTCCCAGATTGGGTAGAAGTGTAGACCAATAGCATTAGATGAAGGAACAACTGCACCAGAGATGATGTTGTTACCATACATGAAAGAACCTGCTACAGGCTCTCTGATTCCGTCAATATCAACGGGAGGTGCTGCAATAAATGCAACGATGAAGCATGCTGCTGCTGTTAGCAAGCATGGGATCATGAGTACACCAAACCAACCAACATAGATTCTGTTGTTTGTTGAAGTTACCCACTCACAGAACTCAGGCCATCCCTGTAGTAGACCTGTACTGCGCTGTTTTGAAAGAACTGTCATTAGTAAGACGTTTAAGTAGGACTCTAGGGTAGAGTGAAACTTATTTCCAGTAATCCCTCACTACTGGATATGAAAGACGTAATTTATCCTCCCATAGGTCTTGGTTAGCGGGAGCAAATAATTGGTGATAAAAACACCACTTTCAGTTATTTATCTTAACACAACTTTACACTTTTGTCAAATATGATACTTATCCACCACTCCAATCCCAGTTCCAAGGTAGCACTGCCATTCCTAAGTAAGGAATCAACACATACTCATCTACTAGTATTAGTATAGGTAGAAAGAAAAAAAGTTCAAGTGCTATTTTCTTTTTCATTGGTAATGATTTTACCCATCTATTCCAAGGGTTATTTGCTACTCTATCTAATTTTAATTTGTAAAATATTTTTTCTGCCCACCATTGTACATCAAGTATATCTTTTAACCAAATAAGAGGTGTCAAAAACCACTTGATTTGTTTCTGAAACTTGATTATTAATACTGTGGATAAAATAATAAATGAAAAAATTAATACAATCTCAATCATTTGTAATTACTTTTTAAAGTATTTCTTAATAACTTCAACTTGATCCTCATACTTAGCAATCATATTTAACTCTTCTTCAATTGCTTCTACAATATTTGAGTGTTCACCAATACCTACAGGATTGGTCAAGTAAACTTCTACATTAGCAACATGTTTTTGTATGTCACCTTGTGCGTGTGCTAATAGTGCTTTGAGTAATTGGTCTCTCATTTTTTTTAAAGGAATGGTATGTGAGCTCTTTTGAACTTTATAAATCTATCTATGGCAAATTCTCCACCACCCATACATAATACACCAAAAGCACCTCCAAAGTAAAGTACCAGTAACTCTAGTAAGTATATATTGAAACCTGATGTAACTATTGCGTGGTAAATGGCAAATGTTATAGTGCCAACAATAAACAGTGCTCCTATTCTAGTAAACAATCCAGCAATTAGCAACCAACTTCCTACTATCTCTGAATAAGCTGCCACATAAGAGAAGAACTCTGGGAATGGTAATCCTAAAGGTTTCACAAATGCATTAGCAAAATTAGGGATGTTTTCTAATTTCTCATATCCATGATGAATCAGCATAGCACCTATGCAAATTCTTAAAATTAATAAACCAAATGATTTTAAATATTTCATATTGTAACAATACTTAATATTATGTATATTAATTAAATTTACCAATCTCCATGTCATTCAATCCTTTCACTTCTGATGGAGTTTCAATTATCTCAGGAACTTTTTCTTCTTCATCCCATGTTTTTTGTATCTCTTCTACCTGTATATCAAC